TAAAGAAAAAGTAATTCTTGCTGGACATACTAGATATTTTGCATCAAAGAAATTAGAATTAAAACAAGTTCCTTGTGCTATTGCAGAATTATCAGATACAAAACAAAAGGCATATAGAATAGCAGATAATAGAGTTTCCGAAGATAATCAATGGGATTTCCCTTTACTAAATTTAGAAATAGAAGATTTAAAAAAAGATAAATTTGATCTTCCTATATTAGGTTTTACTGAAGAAGAATTAAAAAAATTTATGTCAGTAGATACATTCAATCCTACTGATAAAGACGATCAATCTCAAATAGACGAAGCATCTGAAAAATGCGAAACTTGTGGACAAACATTACCTAAATAAAGATTTATATATTGATTATTGTTCACAGAAAGCTAGTGAGTATTCTGTATATAAATGGCATTATTCAAAACGAATGCCTAAATCTAAACTTGTAAGGTTTGGTGTATGGGAAAAAGGCGAATTTAAAGGTACAGTTATCTATGGTCTAGGTGCCAATCCTAAATCAGGTGCGTTTCTTCAAGTAGATAATTTTCAATGTCCTGAATTAGTAAGAGTTGCATTATCAACACATAAAAATCCTGTATCAAAAATAGTAGGATATACTTTAAGAAAACTTAAAAAAGATTATCCTAAACTTAAAGCAGTAGTATCTTATGCTGATCCTGAACAAGATCATAAAGGTAAAATATATCAGGCTATGAATTGGTATTATTTAGGAACTACATCAAAAGCAAAGGTATATATACAAAATGGAAAAGAAATACATTCTAAAACAATTTCTGATAGAATTAGATTCGGTAAACTAGATAAAAATCATAAACTAGACTATAAAATTACAGAGGGTAAATATAAATATGTTTATTTGTATGATAAAAAGTTATTGAATCTAATAAGAGATAAAATATTGACATATCCTGCGTGAGCTTTAGAAAGGCTGATTGATACCCTCAATTAGTAAGATGGTGCGATTCCAATCCTCACGCTCCATATGTTGCAAATAAGACTAAAAAGACATAAAAAGGACATAATGGCAAGACCAATTAAAAGAGTTGATATAGAAACAGTCAAGAAATTAGCACAATTACACTGCACATACGAAGAAATTGCAGAGTTTGTAGGAGTGTCAACAAAGACATTACAGAGGAGTTATGTCCACTATATAAAAAAGGGACGAGAGCTGGGCAAAATAAGTTTAAGAAAAGCACAATTTGAGAAAGCGTTAGGTGGATCAGTACCTATGATGATTTGGCTAGGTAAACAACATTTAGATCAGAAAGATAAGATTGAACAAACTTCATACAATGAGCCATTACCTTTAATAATAGAAACCAAAGCAGAAGAAATTAAAGATGGCAAAAAGAAAAGGTAATTTGTATGGCAGAGTAGAACATGAGCCTGTCTTTCATAAGACGTCAATAGGTCGTAATCCTAGTAAAGCAAAAATGAATAAATCAAAGCGACGTTCGTGGAAAAAATACAAAGGTCAAGGCAAATGAAACGATCTATGTTCTATCCTAATGGCGAATTTATTCCATATCAAATGCCACAAGATTATAGACCATCACAAGGTAGAGGAAGTTGTGGGAATTGTGGATTGTTTAGCCAAAAGCATATGTTCTGTGGAGTCTATCGGACTAAAGGAGTAAGAGATACTTATGTTTGTAATAAATGGCGACAACGACACATAAAGAGATAATGGAAGAGCCTGTTCACTATTTAGTAATGTTATTATTATCGTTTGATGGTCAGATGATAAAAGAAGCATTAGAGTTTACTAGACCAATGACATTAATGGAATGTGAAGATTTTGCAGATGCTCACAGAGAAGCTATTTCAACATTTAGTTGGGACGATCCAAGAGGATCAGCTTGGTTTCTTAATGATGGTACAGGAACATGGCAAGGACATATTTGTCTACAAGACCCTGATAAAATGTGATATATAAAATTCATTATGGCTAAATATCAAGGACGATCAGTTAAATTAAATAAAATTTTAAGAGGTGATGTCAAGTAGTTCAAAGTTTTTGTTCGTAATCGTAGCACAGGAAGAGTGCAAAAGGTTAACTTTGGATCAAAGACAATGAGTATTAAAAAACATATACCAGCAAGAAAGAGATCATTTATGGCTAGAATGGGTGGAGTCTTAAAAAGAGTTCGTGGGCAAAAGACATTGTCGCCAGCTTACTGGGCAATCAAGAGTTGGAGATGATTGATAAGTTCTGTTATTTTATATTTGGCACATTAGATAAATGGTGTGCATGGGTTGATAGTATGTTTGTCAAACCTAAAAAGAAAAGAGAGAAAAAATGAAAAAAGATAATGATACATTTAAAGTTAGTTCAGAATCTAAATTGCAACTGCCATTAGCAAACTTAATTGGAATCATATTGGTTGTATCAGGTGCAGTATTTGGCTATGCAAATCTAACAGGCAGAATCACAAGTTTAGAAACTGCAAGACATATAATGGAAACTGATTTAATTTCAAAATCAGATCAAAAAATTACAGATCAGGAACAATATCTTTTATTAGAAATGTTAAGCAAATCACAAGAGACAACAGATAGTGAAATGCATTCAATGAGAAATAATACAGTAGAATTAAATAGAGCTATGAAAGATATAGAAGAATTAAAAAAAACTATTGAAATACTAAAAGATAAGGTAAGAGCTAATGGAACGCATTAATAGACAAGTTATAGATCATATAAAAGATCAACGACATAAAACAAAACAAATGCACATTATTAAACATCTTAAAAAAGAAGTAGATATAGGAGCTAATGGAACTCAAAAGTATGTATTAAAAAAAGGTATTAATAAAGGTAAAATAATATGACAGAATTAGTTGTAGCTTTACTTATGATTATTAATGGAGAGATTAAGGAAGCAAGAATACAAACATCATTATCAGAATGTTTAAAAGGTAAAAGAATTGCAATGCGAGATACAAAAGACTCTATTAAGTATCAATGCATAAAGTCTATGGCAGAATTAGAGACAAATATAGATGGAAGTAAATCAATTAAAAAACTTATATTAAAATGAACAAAGTAGATGTTGTAAGAGTATTAGCTGAAGATAAGACATTTGAAAATGAAGTTAGAGATAAAGGCGAAAACGATTTAGAAGTTAAAATTAAAATATTAGAAAAAGAAGTAGATACATTAAAAGCAATAATAAATTTAAAAGAGATTGAATTAACTAGCAATCAAACTAAAATAAAAGAAGTTAAAGAAGATAATAAAAAGTTAGCTAAACAAATTGAAGATTTAGAAAAGGAAGCAAAGGATATGTTATTATATCCATAATTATGAGTTTTAAAAATGATAGATTGGTGTGTAGAAAAGATTGGCAAGATTGCGAGAACAATATTCCATTGGTCTTGGAGAGTACAAACTCACAGAAAATATTACAGAAAGAAGAAGTAAATGGAATTTGTTTTAACAATGATAATGTGTGCCTTTGTTGAGGGAAAGACTACTTGTATGCCACCTCATACTTTTAAAGAAACTTATACAGATGGATATAGTTGTATGCTTGCTGGTTATACAAAATCATATGATAAAATTGTTGAACTTGGACAGGAAGATGTTAATAAATTTAATATCTATATAAAATTTGGTTGCAATGAAAATCAATCTAACAAAACCACAATATCAAGTAAGTACATCAGATAATAGATTTAGAGTTTTAATATCAGGTAGAAGATTCGGTAAAACCTTTTTGTGTATTACAGAGATGATGAAATATGCATCAAAGGTAAATCAAACTATATGGTATGTAGCACCTACATTTAAAATGGCTAGAGAAATTGTATGGTCTAAATTAAAAGAAATTTTACATTCATTTAATTGGATAGAAGAAATAAATGAAACAAATCTACAAATAACAATCAAAAAGACAGGATCAAAAATATCATTAAAAGGTTGTGATAATTATGATTCATTAAGAGGTGTAGGAATAGACTTTTTAATATTAGATGAGTTTGCTGATATTGATGAAAAGGCATGGACAGAAGTATTAAGAGCATCTGTTGCTGATACTGTCGGAGATGTTTTAATGTGCGGATCCCCTAAAGGTTATGGTAATTGGTCTTATAGAATGTATCTTAAAGGTCAGGGAGAAGATAAAGAATGGAAAAGTTTCCAATTCACAACCTTACAAGGTGGAATGGTTTCACAAGATGAAATAGAACAAGCTAAACAAGATGTAGATATTAGAACATTTAGACAAGAATTTGAGGGTACTTTTGAGAATTATGCTGGAAGTGTTTATTATAATTTCCACCCTGTTGAAAATGTTAAGCATAAAACTTTAGATTGGACGAAACCTCTACATATCGGATTAGACTTTAACGTCGATCCTATGTCAGCTTCAGTATCTCAAATAGATGGAGATATAATACATTTTGTTGATGAGATAGTAATTTATTCAAGTAATACTGACGAAATGGTTGAAGAAATAAGAAATAGATATGGATCAAAAATGAAAATATTTTTATATCCTGATCCAGCATGTAGGCAAAGAAAGACATCAGCTGGAGGAAGAACTGATTTAACTATATTACAAAATGCTGGATTTAGTGTTAAATGTAAATTAAAACATTCTCCTGTGAGAGATAGAATCAATGCAGTCAATTCAAGATTAAAGAATGCAAATGGAAAGAGACACATCTTTGTTAATCCATCTTGCAAAACGATCCTTAATGGATTACAAAGACAGATATACAAGGAAAATACAAATATTCCTGATAAGGAAGAAGGCTTTGACCATATGAACGATAGTATTGGATATTTAGTAGAAATAGTTAAACCACTTATCGCGCAATCAAAACCTTTTAAACCATCAAGATGGACACATAAATAATATGGCTTACGATAGAGATGAAGCATTAGAAACTCATAAAGATTATAAAGAAAATGTAAACTTATGGGAGTATTATATAAGATCGTATAATGGTGGTTATGATTATATGGTCGGTCAATATCTTAACAGATATAATTTAGAATTAGATAATGAATTTAATCAAAGATTAGCAAACACTCCTTGTGATAATCATTGTAAAAATATTATTCAGATTTATTCATCATTTTTATTTAGAGTCAAAGCAAGTAGAAATTTTGGATCAATGGCAGATGAGTCTAGTTTAGAATCATTCTTAAAAGATGCTGATCTAGATGGAAATAGTTTTAACAATGTAATCAAACAAGCACAAAATTATTCTTCTATTTATGGACATTGTTTTATGATTTTAGATAAACATAAAGTTACAACAAATACAAAGGCAGAAGAATTAGAACAAGACATAAGAC